GTTGATAATGCACCAGCACCTTCATTTGCCACATTGACTTGGACTGATAGCGTTGATGTTTCAACTGGCACTTATTTGGAAACTTGGGCTGATGTAAAAACTCTAACACATACGGTTCCTGCTGGGAAAAGATTATTACACGCTGATAGTGGAACTCTTATTCATTCATTTGCTGATGGAACAAGTGCTTCAGGTTATACGACTGAATGGCGAGTATTAGTCAATGGAGTTGAACAGGATATTGCTTATATCAATTTTACCAATAATGATAATGCAGGTGATTGGTTGAAACATACTTTTACTATGTCAGTAACTGCAGGCCAAGTTCTTACTTTCAAGGTACAAGCAAAAACTCATACTAATGCAGGTAAAATATATACAAATCACGGTCAGTGGCCTGCAGGTGGAGCAGGTGGTATTAGTCGTATCAAATTGCTCTACTTTTAAAATTGATAAATAGATTATATGAAAAAGACAAACGTAATAGTAAATCAAGGAAGTACAAGTTCAGAGTTAGTTGAACTTAAAAAAGGAAGTGGTGAACCGGTTAATTTGACAGGTTTCACCGCTAAATCACATGTTCGACTAAATTATGATTCCCCGACACCAATTCTTGAATTATCAACTGAAGATGGAAGTATAGTTTTAGGTGCAATTGAAGTTGATGGTGAAATTGAATATGGACCAGCAACTAATGGTGGTATTGAAATCAAATATGACGGTGAAGTAACTAAATTAATCAAGTTTAAAGGTTCAGAATTACGTGGAGTAAGAGATGTTGAATTGACAGACGCGTTAGGAGTAACACGTCGAATTGTTGAAGGCGAATTTATTTTAACAAGGGAAGTAACTCATGATTAGTAAAACATCACAAAATCAACAAATCAAGGTATCTGCAGTCGTTATTAAAAAGAATGGAGATATTATCAATTTAGGCGTTATAGCCAAATCAAAAGGAAAGGAGAAATCAAATTATGGGTGTAGCAGTAACAACTAACGCTGGCAAAGTCAAAGCAGCAAATCTTTTAGCAGGTAACGCTGATTTAAATGTTTCAAAATATATTGGGTTCGGTACTGGAACTCATGTGGCAAATGTAACAGATACCGCATTAACAACTGAAGTATCTCGTGTAGGTACTAATTCCCCGTCTTTAGTAACAACTAATATCACAAACGACACGGTTCAAGTTGAACAAGTTTATATCAATGCAACAGCAGGTGTCGTTGTAATTAAAGAAGCAGGGGTATTCGACGCATCATCAGGTGGGAACATGGTTTCAAGTTTTACTTTTGAACCAATTTCATTAGAAATCGGAGATTCATTAGTTATTACATCTCAAATTGCGGTGGCATAATTTATGGCGACTTCATTTCTCAATCGTCTAAAAACGACAATCATAAATAATCCTGGAACGATGAATGGATTTGTAATGGGTCAAGCAGTTGACGGATTTGTTACTTTAGGCCCAGGAGATGATGGGAAAGTTGTTGATATATTAGTTACTGAAGGTTCGTTTTGGGAATTATCAAAAAATTGTGTTTATAACCACTCAACCTATACTTTATCAAGGGGAGACTTTGTTTCAAGTGATAATGGAACATTACGTCCTTTCACAAGCGCAGCACAAGTAAGCGTTGTTCTTTTAGGCGAACGAGTTTTGCCGTTTGTTCAATCAGGTGCAGCCAGCACAGGTCAATCGTTGACTTATGACTCTGGACTTGGTGGTTGGACAAACTCAAATAACCCTATCCCTGACCAAACGGGTAATAGTGGTAAATATCTTTCAACTAATGGAACTGCTACAAGTTGGTCAACTGCCCCAGCACCACTCGGGTATATGTATGGCGGAACTATTACTACTACACCTGTTGCTTCAGCTGAAGATTCTATTGCTATCGGTGATGCTGCAGTAAGTAGTGCTGTCAATTCAATAGCTATTGGTAAAAGTGCAACTTGTGCAGGTACTTCATCCTTAACGATTGGGGCTAATGCATCATGTGGGTCTGGAGCAAGTAATTTACTTATAGGTTCCAGTGCTTTACTTGGTTCTCCTACTAATACACTCAGTATTGGTAATAGCATTTCAACCTATGCTTCATATCCAAACTCATATTCAATAACAATTGGGAATACTGCTACCAATTCAAATACTCACACTATAGTCATTGGTTATGGTGCTAATGCTAATGGATTTGGCAGTACCCAATCTGTTCTTATAGGTAATTCCTCAGCTGTTACTGGGTCAAATTCTGTAGGAGTTGGGTATGGTGTTGATGGTAGTTCTTATTCAGGTATAACGTGTGTTGGTGCTTTCTCAAAATCTTCTGGGTCAAATTCAACTTCACTTGGTTTTTTTGCAAGGGCATCAGCAAATGGTGTTGCTATTGGAAGGTATGCTAATGCAGGTACAAACGGAATATCAATCATTGGTTCATCAGGGGCGACTAATTATTACAATGCCATTGGTTCAGGTACTGTTAATTTAAACTTTATTTTCAGTTCGGCAGGTTGGGTTACTGCTAATAATTGCATATTAATTAGTAGTTCAGGGACTTCATTGGGGTCGGGATTTATAACAACGCCAAGTAACTCTGTGTATCTTGCAGCAGGTGGTGGAAATCATTCTTGGGGATCAATTGATAGTCAACAAATTGCAATTGGTTCAAATCTTGCCCCTCGTTTATTTGGTCAAGTTCAATTGCGTGGTACTAAAGGATTTGAAAATGCATCAAATGACAGTCAGTTTAGTTTCGTTGAAGCAAGAACTAAAACGACTAATGCTACATCAACTTTATTGTGGCTGAATTACACGGATTATAATACGGGTACTAAAAGAATTACATTGCAAACCAATTCAGCTATTAGTTTCAAAGCAAAAGTAATAGCCATTTCAAATGCAAATCAAGCAGCATGGGATATTGAAGGTATTATCTATCAAGGTGCAAACGCTGCTTCAACTGTCTTTATTGGGACTCCTGTTACCACTGTAATTGGTAAATCAGGTGGTGCTTCCGCCTGGGATATCGTCACACAAGCAAATACTACTAATGGCTCTTTAGATTTATTAGCAACAGGTGCAGCTGCAACTAATATTCATTGGTATGCAAAAGTAGAATTATTAGAAATTATCGTATAAGGGAAATACTATGGCATTACAAGTAAATTATAATTCACCAGAGTTTGGAATATTAGCAAATAACGCATATGCCAAAATTGACACATTTAGAGGAAATATAGATGAAGTTCAATTCGATGTGAATTATTACATTTCTCAGGACGCAAGATTAGCCAACAAAAATCCGATTGGCCGTTTTTCATTCACTATTCCTTATTCGGATGGTATGACTTATAACTTGGTTTATGTCTATCTCAAAACCTTACCTGGTTTCGAAAATGCCATCGATTGTTAATTATGATTAATCGTCAACGTAAATTGAGATTTGATGACGATGACGATGCTGGTAGAGGTTATAACGGCCCAGAAAGAAGACGTCAATATGCACCTGAAGAACCACAAAAACCAGCATCAACACCTCTTCCCTTTTGGTTACAACTTGTAGCATTTGTATTTACCCTGATTGTTTCAAGTGTTGGTACTTATATGTCACTTCATGATGAGCAACTTCGCCTTTCTTACGAATTATCAACTTTGAAGAAAGATACTGTCGAAGCAAACGAAATTCATAATAAAACACATGAAAAGATATTCAATCAAATTGAACGCATCTCCGTCCAAACTCAATCAATTGAAGATACTATGACTTCAATCATGCAAACATCAAGGAAAAGATAAATCATGCTTGGTACTAATCCTATTTCATCTGAACCAATTGCTTCTCAGGGGTGGAAATCTAAAATCTATACTTTGTTACTTACTACGCAACTTCAACTGCAACAAGTAATTAATAAGCAAGTACGAGTTAATTATTTCAGTGAAATAACTTTAACATCAAGTATTTCTAAAGTGATAAATAAAGTTGTGGATAACATAGTTGAATTAAAACCAGTGGTAGGCAAAGCGGTAAGTATTACAAAATTCCACGAATTAGAACTGCAAACATATGTTTCAAAACTTATCAGTTCAACTAAAGCAACATTGTTTCAATTATCATCAACTTACACTGCTTTGCTTACAGTTGTTGATTTATGGCGAGAACTAAATGTTATTAGTGTCATAAAAAACGGAAGTCAGAACAATAGCACTTTCATTACAAAACACGTCGTAGCAATAAAAGATTACGTAAAACATATTATTAAATTGGGAGATAACTAAATGAATAAATTATGGCTGATTGTGGAAGCACTATATGCAGGTAAAGAACTGAAGAACCCTGCTGCATGGAAGCAATTTGGATTATTAATTAATGTTTTTGGGGTCATTATTACAGCATTGATTGGATTGGTTCCTGATTTAGTTGTACTTGATGTTGATAAACAAAACATTGTTGAAGGATTTGCATCCCTTGCATTCATTCTAAATATGTATCTTTATCCAGCAACCACTAAGAAAATTGGAGTGAAATCAAAATGAACGTTAAATCAGTGGCAATCAATGGATTGGCAAAAATATTATTATCTAAATCACTTTGGGACCATGTAAAACGAGCAGTTAGCACTGTTAATTCAGCCGAAGTAAGTGGTGAGCAAAAAAGACAAGTTGTAAAACAAGAAATAGCAAACGTGTTCGGTCATCTTGCCGAAAGTATGATTAATTTTGCTATTGAATTGGGTGTCATGTGGTTGAAAACTAAAACTTGATGAATGCGTTTATTATTACTTTTGTTGTTATTTTATTCTACTTGTTTAGCAGAACCCACAGTTGTTGCCTCTCAATCAGTTCCGTCAGTATCAATTAATTATCAAGAATTAGTTCGTATATTCACGCGTAAAGAAATGTTTTGGCCTTCAGGTCAGAAAATTTCTGTCTTCATAAAACCAGTAAATTCGATTGAGCATAAAATCTTTTCTATCAATATTCTCAATTTAAGTCCATACAAATATAAGAACCTGACTGAGTCGATTGTATATGCTGGTTCAAATAATCCTCCTACCGAAATTCAGACCGATGAACAAATGTTGTCGGTACTTGAAAGAACCCCTAATTCAATAGGATATGTCAATTATTCGATAATGTTTAATAAGGATGACCGTTTAGTAACTATAAAAGTCGAATGAAACGCATTATTCCATTATTACTGATAAGTAATACATGTTTAGCAGTTACATTTCAAAAAGATGACATAAAATTGGATGTTAATGGTTATGTTGGATATAAGTATATTGTTTCATCTGAGCAAAACACATCTATTCAATCTGAACCGGAATTAGGATTAGTATTATCACTTCAACTTCATGATTACTTCAGTCTTTATACCCAATTTAAATATGACGAACGAATTGAAGATGCTTTAGTGTATAGTTTTGCTTCGTTTGATTATCCCATTACATCAGACTCAAGTATATCAATCAAAGCAGGTAAATTACGGCATAGTTTAGGTCTTTATAATGACCTTCGTATTAGTCCTCGTACTCGACCACAAGTAATCATACCTCAATCAATTTATTGGAATATTCTCGGTACTATTCTTACTTCAGGTGTTGGAGTTCGAATTGATGCTAAGTGGAAAAATCTTGAAGTATCTTATTCGATAAGTGAACCTGTTATCACTGACCCAGTGTCAGATGCAAAGGTATGGGCGGGTGCACTCATTAATAAAACTAAAACTAAGTTTGGTGATGCTCAAACAGCATATATCAAATATACTGGAGATGAAGGATTAGTTCTAAAGAGTTCAGTTACACGTTTCAATTTAGGAAATGAATACACACCAACTTATAAGTATCTGTTCCCTCAATATTATGATAAGGATAATGTGTTTTTCTTGTTCAATAATAGTATTCAATACACGTGGAATGATTTAACATTGACGGGTGAGCATATGCTTGTCAAAGGTGCTATTAATGAATGGAACAGACCAAGTTTGTGGTCAAATGGATGGAGTGTAAGTGCTAAGTATGAAATCACTGAATATCTTTCAACATACATCAATTACAATCAATACAATTCGCAAATATCAAAGTTGAGTCCGCTTATTCCTTCTTCTCCTGGAAATCTATCAACGACTGGTGATTTGAATGGAGGTTTTAATTATCATCGAGATGATTGGCAATTTGGAATTGAAGCACATCGAATTCAAGGTGCTCGTTGGATGAACTCGGATGATTACAAATCCGACCCAAACGGATATGATACTTGGTGGATGATTGGAATGAACGTTGCTTATTTCTTTTAAATCAATGGTTAAGGCAATGTAAAATGGGGTACGACCATAATGTTTTCGTACCCCATTTTACATTTATAATTAATTAAATTATAGTTGTCATTTTATAGGAAATAACGATGGCTAAAGCATATTCATATATTCGGTTTAGTACTGAAAAACAGAAGTTTGGGGATTCATTCAGAAGGCAGTTTGAAGCAACCGAAAAGTTTGTAAATGAAAATGGTCTTGAGTTGGATGAAACATTAACCTTGCATGATTTGGGGATGAGTGCCTTTACCGGTGATGTGGTATTAGTTCCTTCTGAACATTAAAATTAATTATGAACGACAAATACTGTGTTTATATGACTGTGATATGTGATGTCACACTTAAATTACCAACATTTTATATTGGATCATCATCTGTTGAGCGAGTCAATAACGGATATCATGGAAGTGTGTCATCAATTAGGTTTAAGAAAACATTTAGAAAGTTTTTAAAAACAAATCCAAATGACATATCAACACATATTTTGTCGTATCATAAAACCCGAAAAGACGCATTTAAAGCAGAATTAGAACTTCATCAAAAATATGATGTAGTTAAACATGAAAGTTTTGTTAATTTATCAGAAGCAAAACCTAATGGATATTATGGAGCAAGTGGAGAAAAACATCCATTTTTTGGTTGTACACATTCTGATAAAGCGAAAAAGAAAATGAGTGAAGCACTAACAGGTGAAAAACATCCATTTTTTGGTAAAACACACACGGACGAAGCAAAACAGAAAATGAGTGAAGCAAATTTTGGTAAAACACACACGGACGAAGCAAAACAGAAAATGAGTGAAGCAAATTTTGGTAAAACACACACGGACGAAGCAAAACAAAAAATCAGTAAAGCAATTTATGGAAAAAAACAAAAGCGAGTGATTTGCGAACATTGTGGTAAAGATGTAGCAGTAAATATCTACACAAGATATCACAGTGATAAATGCAAACATAAAAGCACTTAATAAAACAAAACTACTAAACACTCAAAGGAGACTTAGTCTAATTTTTGGTGTTTCAATAAAGTCAGCAAATGATAATATGTACTGCCTTCTTTCTTCTCTGGTTAAACCAGCGGGTAATCTAATAAACTGCTGCTCCAGGGATTTCTTCATTCGGTCCAAGTCGTAATTGAATGAACTGTGTTCTTGATAATATCTTTCGTAAATATCATCTACTGTCATTAAGTTTTACACTTACCCACTCACCATTTCTATAAACCTTAGGATAGAGTTCATATCTCCACCCAACTTTTACTCCATTTATTTCAATAATAACTTTCTCTCTATGTTTCATTATATTCCCTTCATTCCGGTTGGTGGTTGATATCCGAGTATCAGCATTAACGCTATGAATACTGTAAAACTGATGACTGCTCCCCAATCTACTTTCATAGCAATAACCTCTCAGCAAGTTCTTCAGTCGTGTAACGAATTCCATTAAAAATAACGGTTGAAACATCATCAATTCCGTCTGGTTCGTCGAATTCATCGACTAAGTCAATAAAATCTTCAATTAAATCTTCAAACATGTTTTTATACCAATTGTTCTAAAAAGGTATTTATAAAACTTAAAAGTAAGTCTTTTTTGATAAGTGCTTAACAAATGAAATGGGATGTAGTTTTAGTTTTTTCTATCTTAAATAGAATAGACTCAACAAATCGATAAATGAGGACATACCATGAATACAATACATAACGTAACTTTAAATCATAAAAGTGATGTTGGTGCATTTATAAATGATTTACATCAACGTGATATGTTTATCTATAAATGTATCGGGTTTAGAGGTGTAATATCAATAAAGGACTCCAAGTTACATTCGTTTCGTAAGGAGGTTGAAACGAAGATTGGATATCCGAATGCAAGACCTCATATGAAAACCAAAAGAATTGGTATAAACAAATATTCAATTGAATTAGATTGTTCATTATGCCCAAACGTACTTGGCAGTATCTCATTAGAAGATTTATCAAGTCGTGGATATGGAGCATCAAAACATTTTTGGAATGGAATTTGTGAAGTCAATAAAGTTAAATTATTTTCATATGACCATGTCTATGAAATAGAAAGTATTGTGAATGAAGATGCTGCTGTTCAACGTGGTAAAGCATATGTTGCTATGACTGATGCTTGGAGACAAGCAATAGGTGATGGTCATAGAGGTCAAAAGTACAAAACCAAAGCACTTGAAGGTATTACTTGGAAATGGGGAACGATTGGTAATAAGAAAGTTAAATTACTGATGGCAGAGTAATTTGATAAGTGCTTAACAATTAACAGAACCTTAAGTTTTAGAATTCGAGAATCTGATTAGAATAGATTCAACAAATCAACAAACAACAGTGGAGATACTAAGATGAGCAACTATATTACTGAAACCAACAAAATCATTAGACATAACAAAAAAGTTATTACTGAATGGTCACGAAGATCAATTAAATCCACTGATCCTGAATTATGGATTGAACTCGGATTACATGATGACGGAACTTTGGGTATTTACGAAAGACATCATAACAACCCACTTGATGGAAGTGGTCGTTGCCCAGATTATGATGTAATTGCTCACTGCTACGATCCACATCAAGAATTTGATAGAGGTTGGTTAGTGGAATGTGCAAAACGTGCTCTGTATGTAAGGGTTGAAGAAACTGGAGTTACTTTTAAAGTAAAACCTTTAAGATCTTAACATTTATTTAGATAAATAGTTTTAGAATTCGAGAATCTGATTAGAATAGATTCAACAAATCAACAAACCTGGAGAATAAGATGAAATTCAATCATAGATACAAACCAAAAACCGAAGCAGAGAATATTCAATTGAAAGCAATTGAAGTTGCATCAGAGATATTGGAGGAACAATTGGACCTTAAAGATAGAGGTTTAATTCTGATGGCACAACGCCAAACCGGATGGGCAGGTGCTGACGCTTATCACGCTGGACGGTATCAAGAGGAGGAAATCGAAAAGTTCGTATTCGGTAAACCTGCTGGCACTGAAATAGAACGTACGATTAAAATCAACTTCCGTAATTTGGAAGGAAGTACATTGGCATCAATTTTGGAAGTATTGGGACACGAATTTAGACATGCTGTTCAATACCACATGGGTTGGTTGGGATTTGATAACCGTAAGTGGTCAGGAGCATCTTATTCCAAAAACATGAATTGTGATGAATTCAGTGGCAAATTTAGACGGTATTTTAATAGACCTCAAGAAATCGATGCAAGGTTGTTCCAAAAAACCAACGCACAACTTGTGATAAACGACCCAAGATTTAGTGATTTCGTTCAGTACTTGGATACATCGGTTGGTGCTCCTTTAATGAAAGAAGACCGTGAGGCCAATTATCTTGCCACTGGTTTTCCTAAAGAACAGGTGCAGGTAATGTGGTTACGCGAAACTGGCCGCGACGTCTTATACTGGTTCAGTCTAAGTCAACTGAATGAGCGTTTGGCAAAACCGGTCAAAAAAGTTACTCAAAAACATATCAACTTGATGGCAAATGCTGACAATGTACAATTCTTAAAATCACAAGTGTTCAACAAAATATTCGTACCAGTTACGGTGGAGGATTTGGTGTCGTAATAAATACATATTAGCAACTGAGATTAGACGTTAAACATTAATTATACCCTGGAGAAAAACAATGGATCGCAATCCTGAAATATTAACAACTGAAAACACACAAAATAACAAATTAGGATATGTTTTAGATGTAGGTAAACTTCGCGAATTACTCAATGATATGCCTGATAATTTGAAGGTTGGCACTGGTGAAGATGGCAAAATTTCATTTTATGATGACGAAGATGAGGATGAGGATAACTACGATGGACCAACACATGTAATAAAAACATTCATTCCGCTGATTATATTCAAGGGGACATACCCAGGTTTAGGCCCACTTCAGCACCTTAAACTTGCCTTACAACACCCCACAGCAAATGACTTTTTAGAATTTTAAGAAATCATCTTTATCATAACTGGAGAAAAACAATGGATCGCAATCCTGAAATATTAACAATCGTAAATAAATTAGTAACTGACGCAGCAAATGACATATCACACATGGAAAATAAGATTTACTTCTTACATGATGTGGCCGTGGTGGAATGGTGCTTTCGTCTGGCACATGAACGTGGTTTAGACATTGATTCCAAATTACCGGAACTGACACGTAAAGGTAATAGTTCCCTTCTTGGTCGAACCATTGCATTCTTTACAGAGGCAATGGAAGAATTAAACCGCAGAACTGGTCATAAATGCAAAACGGTATTTGCCAACACGCATGGTACTCACCGTGGCGTGGAAATAACTGAGGTGGAAGAATTCATATCAGTTGTAAAACGTCGTCTCGGGTTAATACCATAAAGCACTTAACATATTTTAGGCAACTGAGTTTACACGTTAACCAAAACTGATTAGATTAGAACCGTACAAACAACATAACCTGGAGAAATATCATGGATACACCATCAATCGAAAAACACACATCTGCAATCGAAGCAGCAACTGCTAAACTTGTGGAGTTAGAACCAAAAGTAAAACAATTCAAAGCGGACGGTAAAACACCATTGACCCATTCGGATCAGTGGAATAAATTGTGCCGGGCATTCAAAAAATCACAGTACACCATCAGCGGATTAAGTTGGGAGGAACTCGCTGAATTAAGTGCTGAGCAAGTTGCCGAACTGCTTGCCAAACAACGTGCCTACCAAGAATTGGTAAACAAAATCAAAAAAGTAAACTAAAACTTTCTGGAGAAACAAATGAACGAATTAATCAAATCTATACTTGAACAATCAATTGATGCCGGTTATCTGTCAGATAAGGAAATCGAATTGGTGAAGGAATTCATCAGACTTAATTTAACCGATACACCGGTTGATTACGACTCTGACTCAATCAACTTTTAAACCTATGGATTTGGTCATATTAAAAGGTTTATCTGGAACTGGTAAAGGCACTCGATTATTTCAAGTGGTACAGTTCCTGATAGACCAGGGAGAGGAATTGATACACTTGCAATACGAATTTCGGGGGAACTATTATCCCCTTGGAATTTTATTCCCAAAATACAAGACTTTGTTTTTAGGGAAAGTTGTAAAGGGTAAAATGTACAACTGGAATTCCGGTGACGGTTTATTAACCAAACTGAAACCAGTCTTATTTTTAAAACTACTAAACGAAATACTGCTTACTCATCATTTGGTGTTTGAAGGATTATTGATACAAGGTTACAAATATTCAGCCGGTTTATTTGAAACTTTACCCAACTTAACAAATCTTTACTCCTATTATCTGATTTATGATAACGAACAGCAGTACAAGGAGAGATGTGCCGGAAGAGGTGGTCAAGCGAAATCGACGTCGGTGTTTAGAGCAAACGAACGGTTGGCCTATGAAGTTGTCCGTCCTGACTTCAAGCATCCGCTAAACACCGCTATCTCGGCCAGATTTGACGAACCAGTATGGGGTTTTGGTAAATGGTTAATTAACACATTGTTTCAACAAGATGCTGGGCGCTTTATTCGTTATTCAGAGGAGTTTAATGTTTTGCGTGAAAATCATTGTGCAGATAGCCATGAACTGAATAACGAAATATTTAAACCCCTTTATGATAAACAAAATAATGGCACTCTGTTCCAAACAAATCTGAACCGTCCTGCCAGTCCAATTATCAAGTGGTAAAAGTAATCGTGATAAATAGTACTTTAGTTACTCTTATCACGAATTACATGAAGTTTAAATCCAAATTTGAATGGGAATTTGCTCACCTACTGACAACTGGTGGAATTGATTGGCAGTACGAACCAGATAAGTTCGATTACACAGTTGTTCATCAGTACACACCTGATTTTCGGATTGCATCAAATATTTTTGTGGAAACGAAGGGAAAATGGGATGGTGCCGATAGAGCAAAACATTTGGCCGTACGAAAACAGAATCCTCAATTACAAATAATATTCTGTTTCTACAATCCAAATAAAACGTTATCAAAGAAATCTAAAACAACATATCGTCAGTGGTGTGAGAAAAATGGATTCGAATGGTGCACCCTTGATATATTCAGTATTCGAAACAGCATCAGAAATGCATTTAACGTGATAAAAGAACTAAAATGAAATACTGTGTGTATATCGCTTGGTATAGGTCAACTACAACAAAACGAATTGATGACATGCCACCATTTTATATTGGGAGTGGTATAACACGAGATATATTAGATAGAAAATATTTTGGAAGTCCTACTTCTAAGAAATACAAAAGGAGGTGGAAGAACATTGTAAAAAATGACCCTGACTTGATTGAACTGATTATCATTGAACAATATGATGACCGGAAAGAGGCACTGTTTTGGGAAGGTAAACTGCAAGAATTGTACGATGTTGTTTCTTGTCCAGTTTTTGTAAATCAATCACGTGTCACAAGTAATGGATTTACCACAGCAGGCTACACTTACACAGAAGAAAGTAAACAGAAAATGAGTGAGGCACAATCAGGTGAAAAAAATCCAATGTTTGGCAAAACTCGCACGGACGAAACTAAACAGAAAATGAGTGAAGCACTAACAGGTGAAAATAATCCACTGTTTGGTAAAAAACACAAACGAGTAACTTGCGAACATTGTGGTAAAGATGTAGCAGTAAATAACTACGCTCGATTTCACGGCGACAAATGCAAATATAACTAATTAGGTTGTTTCGCTTTATGAAACAATTGAAACTTCCAACTAAATCAATGGCACGACACATATTGGTTAGTTTGAGATAAGTTGAGAAAGTTGAGAAAAGTTGAGAGAAAGTGTAAGAAAAGTTTTAAATAGATTAGAATAACATTAATAATTCCTGACAGAATTAATTTACAGATTAACGAACTTCTACCTCCAGGGAAGTAAAAGGGGGGGTGGGTGAGCAACATAACTGTCAGGAATTATTGTTGCTCACCCACTCCTTTTTTTATGCCACTTGTAGATGCACAAGTGATTTGCTGACTTTAACTTATTAGGAGAAAATATGAAAACCACAGTATCTGTTAAAAACAATGTCGTAGTCGATCCGACTCGCAAACCAGTGACGGTTCCTTCTGGAAATATAACTGCTGAGGAGGCAACTCAACGTAATGAAATTATGTTGAAAGCAATACGTGAAAGGAGTCGTCGTAAATGATGAATTCGCTATTGGAAGAAAATAAAGAAAATTGGCCGATTTGTTTCGATTGGGCACGAACTCACACTCCAAGATTATTACCACTTGCAAAGGATATTTTTATGGCAAGCAATGGAGTTATTAAGGAGTTCCAATCAATGGCAACCAATATAGATGCTTCATCATCAGATGAAGAAATTCAAGAAATGATAAATTGAGCATCGATATGTCTGAATTGGAACTTGCAATTGTCGATGGAGTAAAGACGACCAAGTTGGATAACTATTCAACGAATTGGTCGGATTTTGTAGAATTGATGCAAGTTCCAATTGTGGTAAAAGAAGATAAGGCGCGAGTGGAGTTAGATGAGAATTACGAACCTCGTGCGCAGGCATTATTATTTGTACCGTGCCACATGGTCAGTACAAATGATGATTATGTAAGAAACGAATGGGGTTTTTATTCAAGATGTGATAATAACGTTTTATCTCGTCAATTAATGGTGTTGGATTTTGATAATGGCAATCCACTTCATTTAATAAGTAAACTTGAAATTGAGGATACCTTCAGCGATTACGAGTATATCCTTTACAGCAGTTATAATAACTTAAAACCGAAGTACAAGTTCAGTAAAAAGATTTGGCTGGAACCTGTTGAGAAATACCGATTAATCATTCCATTGGAAACACCATGTCCACCTCTCGATTGGAAAAAACGAATCAAGGATATGGTTAAAAGATGGCCTTCAGCAGATCATCAACAATTTAAATTATCACAACCATTTTATGTAAGTTGTGTAGAAACTGAATATCAAGATAAGTTTTTTGTAAATTATAATAAAGGAAGGAAGTTCGATTGGAAAAACGAACTGTCACCCGTAAACGAACAAACAACTCGCCCAACAGTTTTTAACGATACCCAATTAGAAGAAGGTGATCGTAATGTTATTATCACCACGTCCAAATTTGGTCAGGTTGGAATTGTTGAACTTTATCATCTATTAACCGAGTCTCAAACTACTCCATGTTTTGCATTCGACCGAGTTGATAATAAACCGGGATGTTACGTTAAAAGGAAAAATGGATATCTGACGTTTTATGATAATAATGCTTCTTCAAGTACAAGATATTGGAAAATTGAAGAGGAAAATAAATCATTAGTTCTGGTTAAAGGGAAGAAAAAGGATGATTCAATTGATAAGGTTCGAACGTTGACCAAGGAACGTCAAAAGGCAGCAGCAGATGAATTAAAACAAATGTTAACGGTCGTTAACGAAAGATATCTATCAGAACACGAACTAAATGATGTCGGTATTATCTTTATTAAGTCTCCCAAGGGAACTGGTAAAACTGTTTTAATTGAAAATCTTGTAAACGAACATAAAACATCTAAAACAACCGGTGGATTATTAGCAATCACCCACCGAATTAACCTTGGATATTCACTTACATCAAGAACTGGGATAAATCATTATCTTGATGAACCAAATCCAGTAAAACAATGGTTGATATCAATAGATTCCATAACCAAGGCAGCAGAACAAACAAGTATTCGTTATTCAACAATTATTATTGATGAGGTGGAACAAGTTTTACGTCATTTAACCTCTGGTACTTTAATTGATAAACGTGCAAAAGTATTCAGTTCTTTTGTTAAGTTAATTCGTCAGGCCAATAGAATTATTTTACTTGATGCGGATATTAGTTCTCGCCTTACATTTGAAGTTATAAGCAGTTTTCGTTATTTACCGCAAAGAGATAAAGTTCAAGGCATTATCAATGAATATAAACCTGGTGGTGGTCGTGTAATTGATCTATTTGGTGATAAGGGCCATTTGATTTATAACTTACAGGAATGTTTGGCCAGACCGGACTCTAATGTCTTTATAGCAACTAATTCAAAAAACTTTACAAATGAATTGGGGGTTATATGTAAAGACGTATTAAACGAAGAAGCAGAAATATTAGTTGTAAATGCTGATACTGCAAAATATGATAAACGCGTACAACAATTTATTAAAAATCCTGAGGAGGAGTCAACCCTTTATCGAGCAATTATCAGTTCTCCAACACTGGGCACCGGCGTTAGTGTAGATGGAACTCATTTCAATCACGTTTATGGTTTTTTTGACCGAGGTATCAGTACTTACTTCGACATCGACCAAGCAGTTAGTAGAGTACGCAATACCAATGCTGCGATGAAAATATGGATACATGATACACGAGATAACGATGAAATATTTCAGGACGAACTTAAACGAATTCATTTAAGATTGGTTAAAGACGATAATTTTACAAAGGAAGAGGCAGAACAGGAACTTGCAAAATTACGTAAAGCAATAGCAGCAAAAGAATTTAATTACAACACTGAGGAAGGATTTAATTACCTCGTTAATCAGTACTTCGAAAGTGCTAAGCGTTGTGAAGAAAAAACTCGCATCAATATTAGCGGACACAAAATCAACTTTACTGAAGACGAACTCCTTTGGTTCAAAACTTATGCAACTCTTGAGGTGGAACATTTAACCGGCCTTATTCAACGCAAACAAAAGTATATTGATTATGTAAAAGATAATAATTTCGTCGTTAGAGAAATTGATATTAACTCAGAGGCAGCGGAATTAGGTAAAAAACAATTAAAGATACACAAACAAAATTACAATAAACAATTGGCAATTAATATCTGTGCAGCAGATGATATTACTGAAGAACAATTTAAGGAACTTGAAAAGTTATTAAAGAAATCCAAAGAACAAGATATAAATGACAACTATCGATTTCAAAAACATTTATTCCAAAAATGGTTAAAGGATATTTCTGATTGTAGTAAAATAACCCCAGATATTGCCGAACAGATGTTGGCGAGGCAGTTCTTTTCCAATTATAAACATTTGGTTTATGCCATAAGGGAAAGTAATTTTAGCAAGGAAATAGATTACGACAATCGACTGAATAACGATAAAGCAGCAACCGACCTGCATCACGCTCATCAATTTAACGAACACACCAATAATTGCGTCAGATACTTCCCTGAATTTAAATCGGTTAAAGAATTATACCAATCATTGATTGAGAAACAATTAACTGTCGACCAAGCGGTTTTGCAAAAAATTGCGGAATATTATAAATCCAACATGAAGGAACTAAACACGTTAACTGGTCAACATGTTAAAAATCCAACCACTCGCCCGTTGTTTGCTTGGAATGCTTTATTTGAAGGAATTGGTCTGAAAATGAATGCAAAACTTAAAAAGTACACATCCACAGAGCGTAAACTAAATCCAAATCTTCCACCAAGCAGATACGTTTATTCCCTATCATCAGTAAAAGGGACTCTTTTTACTCGCAAATTAATCGGCCAAAAACACCTACAAGCAGATACGTCAGAACAGTCAGCACAAAAAACAGCCAAAGAACTGCTCAAGATCAAATTAATCCAGTTATGAAAAACTTGGAAAAACAGCAAAATGTAATTAACCTAGATGTTATTGAACCTTCTTGGTAATAAACTTTTAGTTGTTTTCTATAATAATAACTAAAAGTTTATTACCAAGAAGATAAAACATACATACAAACACACATAAAACGCAGATCTTTAAAATTAGCGAAAATTTGGGTGCTCGGTAAGTGATAAATACATTTTTAATTTCTCTCTTGGAAATATTTTATGAGCACTGAAATAGTTGGGCGAGTAATGACACTTGGCCTTTTTCGCGAATTAACCGCTTACATGTCTGAAGACCTCAGAATGGATTCGTTACCAAACGAAATTTTCCTGTACGAAGATAATGCGGATATTAATCAGCCAAGTTTTAATTTCGATGATCCGAACTGGACTAATTACTCAATTCTTCTTTGGGTCGAACCAGAACTTTATCAAAAACATGGAATTTCGGCATTCTTAAAATAGTATAAATAGATACGTCGTTCTTATCAAACGACATTATCTTATCAACAATCACAGGGGTGTTTATCACTGGAGATTTTATATAAGGTAATCATATAACATATTGTAAAGACCTTAGATGACAGAAAAGGAGCAACTTGGATGAGGTTGCTCCTTTTTTATTGCCCTTAATTTTTTTTATAAATAGTTATATTAGCGGCATCGGTCGAACAAAACATTTGGGTCACATTAGGTTAAATCCCAAAACTTCGTTAGACGCCGTCTATCTGTCAAATTTCGGCATATTTAACAAGTACCTTATGAAAAAAAATACTCTAAAAATCCCTCCCTATTCTCATCGGTTTACTGCTGTAGTTTACGATGGAACTAAAACATATCTTTCTCAACCCTATCCAAAATTTTGGCAGGCAAAATATGCAAAGATGTCAATGTTAATTGAATTGGGATTGATAGATCAATTTCAGTTAATAACCACTGATTGTTCAATCTCTCTGTGGATGGATAACATTAAACTTCGTGAATGGATACCGGCTAAATCATCTGAAATTGATGAAGATAGTATCTCTAATATATATGATTATTGGATAGATAAATTATGTGAATGGAACTCAACTACACCTTACAAATATCAATTACAATGAAATACTTATTCTTATTACTCCTAATAACTGCCTGCTCAACGGAACCAGTTATTAATAAAAATGAACCGACTTATACGACTGATAAGACGGGTTATTACTGGCGCGGGACTTATAATCATAGATGGGGTAATGCACCTCCTCCTGGCGACCGCTGGCATCAATGAAATCAATAAGTGGAATTTATATTTTTACTAATAAAATAAATGGTAAAAAGTACATTGGTAAATCAAAAAATTTAAAATCAAGAATTACTGGTTATAAAAGAATTGCAACAAAACGAAGCAAAACAATTCACCCCGGAATTTTCACTCGTTCATTAAAAAAATATGGATGGAATAACTTTCATTTACAATTATTTCAATTGGAAGAAGATAAGTTAGATGATTATGAAAAATCTTTGATTTTCTTATACGATACTACTGAACCAGATAAGGGATATAACCTTACATACGGTGGAACAGAAACTAAATATACTGATTATGCAAGAACTAAAATATCAGAAAATAGATTAGTTAAGACATTTGAAGCACGGTTAGAGAAAACAATAATATCTGAATTGAAGAAATTAATATTTGAAGCAAAGGAAATTCTACGTTTACGTAAAAAGAAACAAAAAATAGAATATAAACTATCAGACGAATATCAAGAGCAGAAACAAATTAATTATCAAATTGGATTACAGAAGATATTCGATAAAATGCCTGAGACTGTTATTAAAATAAGTAAAGCATTAAAAGGTAAAAAAAAGAAAGGTTATATCAGAAAGAAATTATTAAATACTATTATCTGCCCTCATTGTAATTACGAAGGTAAAACTAATGCTATGTACCGATACCATTTTGATAACTGCAAACAATATAACTATAACTTACCTTAATTCTATCCTATTGAAAAATATACAAAAAAACAATAAGGATTGTTATTTCCTGCCCAGTGGTGGTGGTTTTCACAA